AGCCCGGAGAGGAAGGCCATGGCTTTCGACGGCTCGACCAGCAAGGCCGTGTTGAAGGCCCGAGAGGCGATCTGGGCGTGGAACATCACAGGCCCTCCTCGGGCGGCGGATCGGGGTTCGGGTCGTCCTGTGGACCGGGCGCGGCGGGCGGAGTTGCTCCCGGATCCGTGCCGGACAGATCGGTTCCACCCGGTCCCTGCGCGGGGGATCCCGGGCGACGGAAATCGAGGCCGAGCCGCTTCTCGCGTTCCCGGTCTCGCGCGATCTCGGCATCCACCTGTTCGGCGTCATAGCCCCGCTCGGCGATGGCTTGGGTGCGCGACTTCAGTCCCGCCTCGATCTGCGCGATCTCCGCATTTGCGTCCTTCAGGGGGTCGACCCAATCCCATTTGGTCGGGAGCCAGCTGCAGGCGAGATATTCCGCACGGCGGCGATCATAGCCGGGCAGGCGCAAGGCACCGGCCAGAACGGCGGTGTCCATGAACCGGGCCCAGACCGGGCGGCAGAGCTGGAAGACCATCACCGAATGCTGCCAGGCCGAGACACGGCGGCGGAACTCGATCAGCGACAGCCGCGAGTTCGAGAAGTTGCCCTTGGCCCCGTCATTGGTGAGATAGCCATAGGGGATGCCCAGCGCGGCCGAGATCTGCAGCAGGGTGCGGTACTGGAAGGGCTCATAGGTTGCCCCGGAATCCGCCGGCGCGCTGACCGTCACGTCCTCGCCAGGGTCGAGCCGCACGACCTGGCCGGGGGCCACTTCATATTCCTCGTCGGGCGGGGCGAGCGGATTGTCCGGCGCCGGAGAGGTCACGAACATCGCGTACATCGCCGCGACCTTTTTGCGGTCGAGCTCGGCGTCGTCGTATTGGTCGAGCAGGAACAGCTTCACGATGGCGGGTGCAAAGCGTGAGACCCCGCGCAGCTGTCCAGCCTCGACCGGGTCGATGATGTGCAGCACTTCCGAGGCCGGAACCCGGACGGTTTCGCCTGATAGGCCCGGGTCCGTGTTGTCGCCGGGATGCCTGCGCAGGAAGTGATAGGCGGCGCGGCGGCCGATCCGGTCGAACTCGATCCCCTGGCGGATCACGTTCCCGTTGGCGTCGCTGCCGTTGTGCGACAGCGGCAGCATTTCCGAAGGCAGCATCTGGATCTGCAGGGGCACGGAGAGCTCGTCCTCGGCGCGGCGTGGCCGGAAGCGCAGGAAGACCTCGCCGGTCATGAAGACCTCACGGGCGGCACGGCGCTGCAGCCCATAGAAGTCCGTCAGGCCCTCGGCGTCGGCATCATCGGTCCAGGCGAGCCACAGCTTCTGGACTGCGTCCTTGCGGGTAGCATCCGCAATGGACGAGTTCGGGCTGATGCCATCGCCGACGGTGTTGGCCGCCCAGCTTTCGATGGCATTGGCGGCATAGCCGTTGTTGCGGACGAGCCAGCGCGCGCGGGCGTTCATCTCGGGCCCCGAGGCCGCGATCAGCGCGTTGACATGGGCGCGGGTGGTGACGAAGCCCTTCAACCGGCGCTGACCGGAGGTTGCATCGAAGCCGCCGGTGATCCCAAAGCCGCCGACCCAGGCGCCGAGCCGCGCCCGCCAGTTAATCGCCATGGTCAGAGATCCTTAGACGCGAAGGGCCGCGAGACCCGGGAGCGGGACTTCGTGGTGTCGGCAGCGGCGATGCGGCGTTCGAGGTCCTGGATCGCAGCGGCCAGTTCGGCGTCCGAGGCATAGCTGATCTGGCGGCCTTCATAGGTGATGGACCGTACGCCGCCGAAGCGCATGCCGAGGAGGGCGCTCAAGAGCGCCTTCATCTCTTCGAGGGTCATCTGGTCATTTCCTCAGATAGGACGGCGTCACCGCGCCGGTGCGGCGGCGGCGCGGGGTCAGGACGGTGCCGGCCGTGGGTGCCGGCGGGGTTGCGGGATCAGCGGGTGGTGTGCCCTCTGTTCTCGCCGCTTTTTGCGGTTTGGCCTCGACGCCCGCCTGGGCCTCCAGTGACCGCCAGGTGGCATCATCCCAGCGGTCGGCGCCAAGAATCCAGGCGGCCGCCCTTGCATAGACCCGGCAGTCGAGGGCTTCGTTCCGCTCGCGCATCTTCTGCCATTCCTGATGGCTGAAGCCGCGCTTGTTGCGGACCGTCACCATCTGTTCGGCCACCAGCTGCTTCAGCCATTCGGTGTCGACCCAAGTGGCAAGGTGCATCGTCCCGGCCGGATCGCAGACGCCCAGCGCCCGATCCTCGTCGCTCGGCCGTTCCAGCCGTAGGAAGCGGTAGGTTTCGGTCTTGAAGGTCGAGACCGCGATGGTCCAGAGCTTGGCCCCGCGGCGCAGGCGCTTGCCGGTGATGGTGGCATCAACAAAGGTCGGCCCCGACACCGGAGTGGCGCGATTGAAGGTATCTACACCCTTGATCGGTGCCACCTGCGCGGCGCCCACCGCCCGCGACCAGGCATAGACCGCCGGGGCCTCATAGCCGGTGTCGATGGCGAGCTTCGACAGCTGCATCACTGCGCCGCTCTCGTGGGTCCAGGTCCGCCCGAGAAGGGCCGTCAGCTTGTCCCAGGCAGCGGGATCCTGCGGACCGCCCGGAATGACCACGTGTTCGATGAGCCAGCTTTCCAGCCCTCGGCCCCAGGCCCAGATGTCGACCTCGATCCGGTCCTTCTGGACGTCTGCCCCGGCGGTCAGGAACAGGCCATGGCGCGGCACCGCGGCGGCGAAGGCCTCACGCCGATCCGCCAGCCGCTGCCATTCCGGTGCATCGCCACTTTCGACCCATGTCTCACCCAGAAGCGTGTTGCGCGCCGCGCGCAGCATCTCTTCGGAGCCTTGGGCCGCCAGCCAGTCCCGCGCGATCTGCGCCCAGCTTTTCCAGCCCAAGGGCGAATAAAGCGCCGAGAGGTGGAACCCGATGGAATGCGGATCGACCGAAACGGCCGTCGCCCGCCACTCGCCCTGTTCCAGCATGCGGGTCTTGTGATGCTCTGCGATGAGTGCTTCGCAGCCTTCGCAGTGATAGGCCGCTGTTTCCGGCTGACCCTTGGCCCAGCGCAGCCTTTCGAACTGCAGCCATTGCATGCAGCCACAATGCGGGCAGGGCACGAAGAAGCGCCGCTGGTCCGAGGCCTCGAACTCGCGCTCGATCCGGCTCAGGCCCCGGATCGTCGGGGTCGAGACCATGAACACCTTGCGCCGGTGCGAGAAGGTGGTTGTCCTGGCCTCGGCCAGGGTGACCGGATCACCTTCCTCATCGGCTGAGGCCGGATAGGCATCCACCTCGTCCAGAAAGATGTAGCGCGCGGGCATCGAGCGCAGCCCCGTCGCCGAATTCGCGCCGGTCAGCACCAGGATGCCGCCGGGGAATTCCTTGGACAGCGTCGAGTTGCCAGCGTCGCGCGAGCGGGCCGGATTGACCCGTTCCCGAAGCGCCGGGCTTTCCGAGATCAGCGGATCGATCCGCCCCCGCGACGAGCGCTTGGCCATCTCGACCGTCGGCAGCACCGCCAGCATCGGGCCTGGGGCGTGGTGGATGACAAAGCCGATCCAGTTGTTGCCGGCCTCCGTCGCGCCGACTTGCGCCGCCTTCATGAAGGTGACGCGCTGGGCCGGATGCCGCGACGACAGCGCATCCATGATCTCGCGCAGATAGGGCGTGCGCGAAGTGCGGTACTGCCCCGGTTCCGCGCTGGCCCGCGACGACAGTTTCCGGTGTTGATCTGCCCATTCCGAAACCGTCAGGTCCGGGTCCGGACGCAGGCCCTTGCGCCAGGCGCGCAGGATGTCCTCGGCACCGTCGAAGCCGAGGTCGAGGTCTTCGGTCAGATCCTGTTCGGTGCCTTCATCGTAGTTTCCCCCATCAGCCGAGGCTGACCCGAAGTTCGGCAAGGGCGTCGAGTTGCGCTCTGACATGGGTTTCCAGCACCCTCTGCAGGATCGCGGCCTCGATCGTTACCGGCTTTCCAGATTGCTTTTCCACCTCCGCAGCGACTTCCGCCGCCATCAATGCCGCCACCCGGTTGGGCCAGGTGACCCAGACATCTCGTTCCTGACGCGCCAGCCGGAACACCAGCGTCTCGGCCCGCGACCGGTCAACCAGCGCGCCCTTCTTCTTCTGGATCGCCAGCTGGCGTTCCTGCGCCTGATAGACCGTCAGCGCGGTCCGGGCCTTCAGGTAGGACGAGCTGTCGGCGGGGCCGGAGAGGCTGGTGTCTCCGCCGGTCGAGCGCCGCTGCTGGTCCGGGTCGGTCATCTCGCCGCGCCGAACGTCGGAGGCGGCGGCGTTGATCGACCCGTCGCCATAGACCACCAGCCGACCGGTCTTGCGGGCCTTCTGGATCGCTCCGCGCGACAGGCCGGAATGCACAGAATACTCCCGTTCGGACATGCC